ATTATCATTAACTCCATTTAATTGGTCTTGTATGTCATCCCATTGTTTAGGAGTAATATTATAAGAGTTAGCTGCTCTTGAAAATCCTTTAAGCCAAATAACAAAATCTCTACTTGTCATTATTCTATTTTTTTAAGTTTAGGTAATTTAAGTTCAACTTGTTTAGGTATTTTATTTTCAAAAATATTATCTAATAACTCAGCCATTTTATCAAATGAAAAGTTAGTTTTAGAATAATGAGCCTGACGTTTAGCTCTATCTATATGTTTGTTATATTTTTCATAAACATCTTTAAAAGAATCAGCTACATCAGCATCATTAGGTGTGAACCACTGTGATTCAGCTAATATCATATTTTTAATTTGAGCTGATGGATGAACATTAGTTAAAACTCCTCCTACTAATGTATTGTAATCTGGATGTAAGAAATCTAAATGTCCGCTCCAATTGCTAGCTATAATAGGTTTTTTAGATAAACTAAATTCAAGTAATGGTCTTCCATATCCTTCTCCTTTAGTTAATGAAACCATTGCTTTTACTTTACCATGGTTATATAAGTCATTTATATCTTTATCATCTAAATCACCATGTAACAAATAAATGTTTGGTAAATCACCTTTAACAGTTTGTTTAATAGCATCTATTTTTTTCAATATCTCATCTCTATCCATTATACAATTAGTAACTTGAGATGTTTTTAAAATTAGAGCAGGTTTTGATTTTTTATTTTTGAATGTTTCTAAAAATGCTTTAATCATATAACTAACATTTTTTCTATCCTCACCAAAATTACCTTGCAACCAATGACCAACAAATAAGAAACAAAAATCTTCTTCTATTTCATCTAATGATGTGACTAATTCTGTTTCTTCTAAGTCATTATCATCAATAAAAAAATATTTATCTAAATTAACTCCCTCAAATAATACTTCAACTGGTTTTTCAAGTTTAATAACTCCTATTATTTGATTAGTATTTTTATCTCTTTTTTCAAATGATGATTGTTCAAATACCTTTTTAGAATGATTAGATGATACTAAAGTTAAATCCATTCTATTAACACCATCAATCCAACCAGCATCACAAACAGTAGTTTCAATACCTGCTGTGATTCCAATATTATATTTTCCTACTGGCTGAAATTCATTTGGTACTGTGATTTGAATCCAAACATCAGGTTGTTGAGGTAACTGAGATTGTTTCCAAATTGTATTTAATAATTTTTTATCTTCTTCATTATTTGGATCTAAAGCATTCCATGATGTGTTACCCCAACGTTGTGAAATAACTTTAACATCATACTTATCATATTTTAGAAGTGCTTTAACTATATCTCTTGACCTAGCTCCATAACCAGACATTGTCTCAATTGGACAACTTACTACTACTAATGGTTTCATAACTATTAATATATTAATTTATGACGAATATGTTTTCTTTTAAGTGGCTCAATTTTAATTAACTCAAATTTAGGTTTTGGTTTCCATGTAACCAAAACTTTATCAATATGTTTTATAATATTTTTACTCATATTTTTAGCTGACATCATTGATTCATCTGACATTACCCACTCATGAGCTAATTTACCTCTACGCTCACGTTCATCATATCCCATCTCATACACTTCCATAATAGCATTAGCGGCGTCTCTAAAATCACATCTATCATCAAAAATATAAGGTGTTTGAGGTGAACCTTGAATACTCATGTTACTTGGAAACACTGGTATAGCCCATTCACCACATGTTTTATATTTACCAAAATGATTAGAACAAAATTCAGCGTCAAAGTCAATCCACTTTCCATTTTCATCTACAAAACGCATTTGGTCTTGCATACCACCAGTCACATTAGCTATAATCATTTTACCACACATCATCCCTTCTGTTAAACTTAATCCCCAACCTTCATTTGATGTTAATAATATAACAGCATCTGAAATATTATAAATTAAATTTAAATCTGGAGTTGGTATTCTTAAATCTGAAAAATAAATCTGATCGACTTGATTATCATCAAATAACATATCTCGAACAGCGTATAAATCAGTACCATGTTCATCAATAGGTTGAGTGTGTAAGATAAGAGCACATTTATCAGCTTTTTCTTTAGGTAACTTATCTAGGAATACTTTAAAAGCAGCCATAGTGTCAGGTACTTGTTTACGTCTGATATTTCTAGAATTAAACATTAAAATAAAATCATATTCTTTTTCTCCAAATATTGTTTTTTTAATATTGTTTAATTCTTTTTTATCACTAACTGGATAAAACATTTTTTCATTTATACCATGAGGTGTATAATCTAATACTTTATCCTTAGCTTTATCACCTAGTACTAATTTATTTATATTAAGTGTTTGTTTTGATATAGCCATTAATCCATCACATGATTCATAATATGCTTCATTATATAATGGGGCTGGATAATCATCCCAAATGTTTAAATAAACAATAGGTATTTTTCTTCTAATTTCATTTTCAATTTGAAATAACCAAACCCAATATCTTGGATCTGTGAAAATCATTAATACATCTGGTTTTTCAAAATCAATCATTTGTCTAACCAGTTGTGGGTCACCATATCCACTAATAGGATATAATGTGACACTGGCATCATCAATTTCAGCAAACTTATTAGTATCACCATTTAAATCAAAGCGTTTACCTTGATCTGGGTGACTAATAGCTCCTCCTATATTGGCCCAATTAAAATGATGAGCGGTACCTAATACAATTTCTCTAGCCATTGTTGATATACCAGATGTCATTCTGATATCATCACATAGTAAAAGTACTTTTTTACGTTGCGCCTGTGGGATATAACCTTCTTTCATAACGTGATTAAAATTTTTTTTAAGCTTGACTACCAGTTGGTAATGTTAAATTGGTTTGATTGTGAAGTTGTTTTCTATAAGTTTCATCAGTTAAATATAAGTACATACTTCTATCTACTAATTTTTGAAGTGAGAACTTTGTTCTAACACATAACACTTTAAATTCCTCAAACAAGTCATCTTTTACTTTGACACTTGTTAATTTGTTGTCTCCCATATAATATATTTTTTATCGTATATAAATATATATGGAGATTATAAAGCGACATTTTTGTTACAAAGTTCTTTATTATTATTGAATGGACAGTAAGTACAAGAATCTTTACTTACTATTTTAGAGTAGTCTTTAATTACATGTTTACCTTCATTATCAAAACATTCAGTCAAAAACATATTAAATTTTTCAGCTGCTTGTTTACGTTTAATTTTACCACTTGCTGGTTTAAATTCAGTAATATAAGGTATAGCGAAAGCGTCATTCTCCCAAATTTTTCTCTTCAATATAAAGAATTCAACTTCAATTTTATCAATATCAATATTATATTGTTTAGCAAAATACTCTTTATAAAGTAATATTTGGGCTAACTTAATTTCATCCTTTTTAGCCTTATCATTCCATCCAGACCTAGATGTTTTAATATCATAGATATAAACTTTATCTAAATCTTTATCATATAATACAAAATCAATATAACCTTTAAGGAATAAATTTTTAGTTAGACCAACCATTAAAGGCATCTCAATACCTAATAATACAACATTACGAGTAGTAAAAAATTGAGAACGGTGTTTTTTAAACCATTCAAGTATATTAATTCCATCCTCATAAAATTCTCTCATTTCATCTGGAGATGAGAAATGTTGTTTGGTTGACTCGTATTGTTCTTTATAAACTGTTTTGAAACGTTCATTAAATAAACCTATAATATCCTCTCTATCAGCAGCGGCTCCACTTTGTTCAAACATTACTTTAAGGTAATGTTGTAATGTTTCGTGAATAGCAGTTCCGAATACAGTATGAATAGAGGCTTGGTATGGAGCTAAGTTTTTAACATACGCTAAATACCATTGATGAGGACATTTACGCCATATTGAATATTGAGAGTAAGAAACAGTACTTTGATATCTGTAGTCAACTTCTTTAAGCTGATGAGTCTTTATTTTAAGTTCAATTTCTGTCAGCTTACTTTTTGCCATATATGTTTCTTATCTTTTCTCCTAGTTCCATGTCATTAGGAGTATCATGAATTAATTTTTGAATATCAGGAATAATTGATTGTTCCTTTTTAATATATTGAGCTGCGTCTAACAACTCCTCATATAAATGGTTCATATAATCATCCTTATTATTCTCACCTAATGTTGTGTTATATTTTTTATAACCACGTTCTGCTCTAGATTTTAAATCTTCAATTACTTGATTTGTTATATTGTCTTTAGTATGTTTCATACGATTTTTTTCTATTAACATTTCCATTTCGCGTTCCATTATCATCATATATTCACGATATGATTTTGAATCTGATATATAACCCATATATAAATAAATTTAAATGACTTAATTGGGACCACCAAGTGGGTTTAATTGTTATAACTAATTGTGTTACTAGCGTTATCTACTTTTGAAACGTAGTTACGATCAATAAAATTAGCGAACTTATCAAATCGTGAATCAGTATAACTGATCACACCATCAATTCTATGGTCAGTGAGTCGTTGTATTTCTTTTCTGTCACGTTCAATTGAATCACAACGGCCTTGAATTTCTAACCAAATTTGTTCTTTTTCTCTTTCAATTAGCTTAACTTGTTTATTTAATTTGATATTACTACTAACAAGCCAAACTAGCATCCCAACCACAATCGCAGCTGAAACACCTAAAATAAATGTAATCATGATTTTTTTCTCCTTTTTTTATTTGTACCTGGCTGTCCCAAATTAAGTTCATTTTTAATATTATCTATATCAGCTATATTAATATATTCTTTAGCTTCACGAGTACTACATTGGTAATACTCAGCTATTGCTTTGATTGTTTCAGGATTATCCTTAGCATTTGCTTTAATATATTTAAAGAATGCTTTTTGTTTAGGTAATAACTCACAATAGAATTGATACACCTTTCTTTTAGGGCAATCTGGATAACGCTGAATTAAATTAACAACATCAATATAATTCGAGTTCATACTTATAAAACGGTTAATCATATAAGTATTGAACTCAGCCTTATCCTCATCCATAAATGTAGTCCACGGACGTTTATGATATGTTATTTCATTAAGCCAATCAAACAGTGTCATTACGCTTCAATGGTTCAGGTAAAAAATCCTCATTAACGTGTCCACATGCTGAACAACTAAATACTGGTAATGGAATTAAAGCATCCTGAGTTGTGCCTGTTAAAAATTTACTAGCTTTCCTAAGCATAAGTCCTTCTTGAAATACTAACCCACCACATTTTTCACAAGATACCTCTTGTGTTTTATCCAATGAGATGTTTAACCTCGGTTGTTCTTGATTCATATTATTGATTTAAAAGTTTAGATATACATGCCATAAAACAAATTTCTTTATCTGGAATAGTAGTTGAATGGAATAGATATTCCTCTATTACTATAGTCGCCTCAGGTGTTGAGTAAGCATTATGTAATTCTTTATACACACCAGTAAAGTCATTTATATTGTTATCAGCTATAATTTGTCTAATATTATTATACGCTGTTTTCTTTTTAGATTTAACTTCAGTAATAATTTGTTCTATATAATTACTATCAGTTACATTTTTAACTACTAATTTACCTCCAATAGATAAACCTTGAATTAAATTCAATGCGCGTCTAATATCAGGGTATGTTTTCTTGACTATTTCAACTACATCTTTAATATCATATTCTATCTGCTCAGTGTCAAGTACTTCTTTTAAACGTTTAGCTATAGTTTTAGGTTCTGGAGAATTTAATGAGAATGTATTTAGTC